GGTGTTTCAATGCAACTTCACCATGAAGTGCAGAACGCTCGAGATGGCTCTCATCTCTAGCCGATTCAAGGTCAACTAGACCCTCGAGTTTAGCTAAAGACTTTTGAAGCGCCGCATAGTCCACCAATATATCAGTGCGATATATCGGCTCAGGGACCCAAGCCTTTATTCCAAAGGCCTGGTATCTATTAAACCATTTCTGGAATGATAGATATCCCTGGAAGGACGTTTTGCACAGATAACTAGCAGTCTCTGGACCCCAGGGCAAAAGCCCAAGGATGCCCTCAACAACTTTAAACATTGTTGAAGCAGTAGACCAATAACCTCTTTTATAAAAGAGATTAGCAGTCTTTACCCATGAGATCAGCTCAGTACTCTGCTGCCGGTTCTCAGGACGAATTCGACGAACATACGTAGGTGTTACCTCCGTACCGTCGAACGCGTCCAAACCACAAGACTCTCGAAACTTTCCAGTTAAGAAGGTCTTGGATAAGTTTATCTTGCAATTGTATTTTTGCAGATAATCGAGAACCACATTCGCATGTCTAGTCGGAACGACAATGTCGTCCCCATAGACGTAAACATCACGAGAACACTGAAAAACATTCTCGTGGTTCACTGGAAGATTTCTGTCTTTCATTAGAGCCGCTATACATATAGTATAGAAATACATCGACTCAATCGGAAAACAGAGAGCACTTCCCATCGATGCAAACTTTTTGAGGGGTCCAATTATGGATCCATCAGGCAGTATTGCATGCGTCGATCTACATGCGTCGATTGCGTCCCGAAAATCGGGATTGGATCGAAACATGAGTAAAGCCAAAGATCGTGGAACACGATCGCTAGCTTCAGAAAGGTCAATCGTTGAAAATTGACCTGTCATCGATGCTGTCAAAGCCAGCTGTTGGTTGATTGACTGATCAGTGAAATTCACATGACCAGCCGTCATCCAATAGGATTCGATGCGTTCATAAAGAACGTGTCTAATCCCTTGTTGCACAAATTGCATGCAGCAAGGCTCAATGGCAATGATACGAGGGCTTTTCATTGTTTTTGGAACAAGAGAAACCTTGACAGGTATCTCTGGTTCTTCAGTGTCAACGTTAACCAATTCGAGCCCCTCATGATGAGCAACTGATATAGAATAGCAGCTGTCCACAAGAGGGAAATAAGGCTCGATACGCTGATACCAATTCCGCCAGATATATTTCCGATTACCGGATCTACCATCTGCGGTTGCACCAGGTCCATGTCGGGGAATACACTCATCAAGACTAATAGTCCCAATGAGGTTATCCCAGAGCATAGTAGAAATATGAGCAAATTCTTGCTCATCTTCTTCTGACAATGCAAACAACGAAAAGTCGTGTTCGACTTGTTCGAACTCATGGATAGCAACCTGCTCTCTTTCGAGAAGGCAGGGAAGCTCCAATTTCTTGAATGCGAGGCAAATTTGCCTAACGCAACCAACGATATTTGGAGCATCAAGCTTACTATTTGAGTTTTGTACATATCTTCCATTCTCCTTGTCAAACAAATGACTGAGCATACCTTGTAAAAATACAGGGATTGCTCCGTGTGCCTTACTGGAGTTTGAATTGCGGATCGAGATCCGCTCAAACCCTTTAAAACACGCTGAGTCAACAAATCCGGCAGCGAGACTTCTCTCGAAGTCTTTAGCAAATCCGGGGAGTGTAATCGTAAGAAACGATATACCCTCATGTTTGACGCGTGATATAATGGTTATTAAATCACGCTTATCGGAGACATCAGCGATGCATCCAGCACAAGCATCTTTATAGATGTTTTGTGCTATTTCTAGTAGGTAACTTACGTTGCTTTTCATGCGCCCTCCATAAAAGAGGTAGGCATCAAACTACAACGTCAACTTATGCTGACCCCATATTGGGGTCAGCCCAATCTGAGACCAACGATAAATCAGTGGAAAGCAGACAAACCTTATTACTAAGGCTTTGCCTTTTTGACAGGCTTCTTTGGCACCTTAGGAGCTTTTGGCTTCTTTGGAGCCTCGGGAATACCTGACTGTTGCAATTGGGTTAAGAAAATGCCCAAAGCTGCAATACCAGTACTGATTAGCAACGATTGCCATGACACTTTCTCGGCCATATGTACACCTCCTGAAGATTTTCAAATTCGGGATCATATCCAAATCGGATAAGAACCCTACGAAGAAGATTTTCCTCAAGGCGTCCAGTCAAGACTGGAGACCGAATAACTTGCCAACGGCAGTCGAATCGAGCCAGGTCTTTAAACCCTGGACAAGGTAGTCTACTTGCGTCGACGAAAAACCCACTTCTGGGCGATCCACGACGAAGTAAAAAGAGAGAGTCTCATAATCATTCTCACTAGTGAGAGGATCAGCGACAATCTCTTTCTGGTCAATCCGCACCATCGAACGAATCCTCTTGTTAGAGGTCGTATGAGAGATGGTCAACTTAAAAGTTTGATCATCTTTCAAATAAGTGGCCGAAAGGTCCTTACTCGATACGCGAGGCATTGACTTCGCTACCGCATTAACGGTAACAGATTGGGGATCAGCAAACATTGTAGATTACCTCCATCGAAATATGGTCGTCGTCTAATAGTAGGCACAATAGTGACCAACCTATCATGCTGATCTAAGACTACTAGACAAACGCGAATTCTGTCAGTGCCGGGTTATTCCCAGCGCTGCCAAAACCGCAATTTGGCTGGGGTTATAAGCTTCCCAGCCAAGTCCAAATCCGTACGGGTACCCACCATGCCGACGTTTGACATCAACTTCTTGATACCAAACGCAGCCAACATCACCATTCTTTAAACGAATAGTGGAATTGTTGACAGCATGACGGCTTGTATGCCGCATGATGCATGAGTACTTGCACGCTAGGCCGAAAAGGTTATCTTCTGCATTAGAGACAATGTCTCCTGCAGTCGAACCCCAATCAGCCAACCACGTCCAAGGAGTAATTTTCCAAAGTAATGAAGGGGAAATACGGGCTCCATACATATGGATCCGATTAATTACTTTATAGTAATTATCATTGTCCTTCATTAGAGACGGGACATAGTAACGAAAGCGTCCTTCAAACCACGTCCGAGTAAAATCGGTCGTATAGGTCATAGAAGACACTCTCTTACCACCAGTCTCCGAATCTTTCCGATAAAACGCCGTCGGCAAAGCAGGAAAAACAAATCCTGCTAAGTTTTCGGTCGTAGTCACCGGAGAGTTATTCGATTCGGTACTAACGGTGCCACCTCTGTGTATCCACTTGCCATTATCACGCTGTAATTGGCGTAATTTCTTGGCTGTGTTCTGATATGTGTCGTAAGAATCGACAATATCTCTCACAAAGGGCAACCAACCAAATTGATGGTTGATAAAGTGATCGGCGACAACACGGGGACCAAAATCGGTCCCGTGGCCACCCATTGACTTCCATAATTCATGAAAGCCTCTGGCACTTTTATTCAGCATTGGAACTAGCTGTCGGAATTCTCCGATAGTCTGTCCCAAATTTGCTGAGTTTAATTTCGGCTTGAATTTATTTCGAGCCGCGGCACCCTCTCCATCGCCAACGGCCCCATAATCGGGGCCATATGTCCCACTAACACCGACGTTCGTCATATCTGACGCGCCGATGGTCGTAGGACCGAAGGTATTGGGCCAGAAACCTCCGGTGTACTGTGAATAGAGATCTAAACCAGACGGACGATAGTCCGTTCCGATATAGACTCCATTCCCTTGCGAAAACGCAAAGGGTAAACCGGATTTGAAAAGTGTGAACGGACCTGTTTCTCTATAGGGGGGACCGTGATGCAAAGCATCCCAGCACCTCTTTCGAAAAACAGGAGAATTGGCATAGTAATGGGTTGACCCAATCACTATGTCATTCTGAATTGTCTCATTGACACCCATATGGGTGCTCTCTGAGGCACTAATCTGTTCACGATATCTGCCCATGATGGAGTTACTCCTATTGTACTAGATTTGGAAGACTGTCATCGCTGACAATCCAGAACCCCCTAAAG